TCTTCAGATTTGACTTCTTCTACAGTCTCCTCTGCTTTTTCGGTGCTGCAATCGCAGTCCTCTGCCTTTGTAGTCATGGACTCTATTTTGTTAGTTTCATTTATAAAGTTATTGTAATTGTCGGCTTTTACTATTCTTTCGTCATCATGGCTTTGTATTAGTACAAATTCATACGCTTCTACTGCACCATCATGAGGTTCGTAATCTCCCTCCATTAATGCAGGCCCATCTCTAGTAATCATCCAGTGATAACCTTTTGGAGGTTTAGCAATTACTGTTTTGCCATTATTTTTCTTAGTAGATTTAGGATGGTCCTTTGGTAAGAGATCATAATCTGTAGTATATTTAGGATTTGCAGGTCTACCTGATTTTAATAATTTAAGAAAGGCTTTGACCCTTGCTACGGCCCACTGGTCTCGACTTGATACGCCTGGCCTGTGACTTGTGGAAAAAGCTCCTGCGCCTCTACGAAATACAGACTTTAATGCTCCGAGATTTGCTTTCTTTGCAGGGTCATCGCCAACATCTTCATTGTGTTTGTCTCTTAAATTTTCTAATGTTTTAATATTTGCTTCACTTAATTTAATTCCACCACGTTCTCCACTTGCACTACCTGCTGGATTCTTGTCGCTGCCTCTTCTTCTTTCGCTAGGCTTTGCAGGTTCACCAGCGTGGCGGCTTTTGGCCAATGCAACGTCAGTAACGGTCGCTTCTATGTTAGCTGGGTTATCACCTACCCAAGACACAGACCAAAGTCCCAAATCGTTTATTTTGTTAAAGCAAGTATTGGCTCCATCTGGGCATACAAGATCTTGAGAAATCGTTTCTCCTCTAATACTACTGCCACCGTTTTTACCAAAGTCTTGAATCTCTTCCCAGACTTTGTTGTGCATTTCTAATTGATTGTGAATACCATACTTGACTTTAATTTTACCATCATCTATTTTGTAAGCCAATGGCAATCCTATTGGTATTTCTTCATGTTGATAAGAATAGATTCCATACTTCATGTAGAAATCCATAGACTCTTCTAATACATCAGTGGGGATCAAATCATTTTGTTTATCTATAATTGGTGAGTTAATGTATGTCTCCATAACTCTATCATTATACCATTCCTTTCGATAAACTTTCCAGTCACTAGATTTGGCTGACATAACTGGATTTAGTATCGCTACTATTTATTTGTAACTGTTATGTCGGCTTTTCTTTTATTGTAACATTTAAAGGTACCAAATGGTGTAACATGTTTATAGTTTGAATTCTTATGATTGTATTGATAACCTTCAACCAACTTGCCTTTATGTTTTCCATGTCTTATTTTATCTAGAACTTTGTATGCTTTAAGCTCTTGATTACAAAAATCACATTTTCTAAATCTTGAAATCTTAGTCATCGATATACTCCATGCAATCATCACAATCACAATCGTCAAGATATTCAATGTCTTGTTTTAAATCTTGATACATCATTGACCAAAATGTTTTGGCATCTTTTACATCATATCCAAGATCCACTTGCATAACAGAACAATGTCTACCAAGTCCAAACGATTTACCTTCTGGAGCATACCATTCACACTCAGCAGTTTTCCAATACATATCTGTACCGCCTTCAATTTCTATACTGTGTTTTTTGGCTAATGCAAATACTTTTTGTTTGCTCATTTACTCATTTACCAATTCCTCTTATGCGCCCACAATGAATGCAGCTTTTGATCCTTGCATTTATTTTTACCACATAAACATTTTTGTTTACTCATACACCCCTAACGGGCTGGGGTTATATAATCATTGGTTGGTATTTTCGTAGCTAAAATACAGAAAGTTAGCTTTGTGTAGGATTATATAACCTATAGATTAGCCTTGAAAAACTCAGCCACCCGTTTCTTGTTCTTTTCAAATGAAGGCCTCAAGTACGGTTGAGGCTGTTGAACTTGCGTTCCATACTCTACATGGGGCGCATATTCTACATTGGTTCCAATAACTTTTGTCAGATAGTCTCTTTTAACGTTGATAGAGGCCCGTAAACGGCCCGTATCTACAGGAACCATACGTTGGGCATCCAAAGAGATTGCGTCTGCTGTATCGTCTAATGCCAAATCTAAAACTTCAGGATAAAAATTTACCAATTCCTGAAGCTTTGCTTTGAAAGCATCTCCACCCCTTATTTCAATTCCCATTAGTATCCTAGTACTTCATCTACTGAAGCGTCGCCATACTTCTCTTTCCATTTCTTTTTAATTATTTTTTCGCCCTGCTTATACATAGCTACACGCCTTACTCGATTAGCTTGTTTACGTGCAATTCTATCGCCATTGTTCCAAGCTAATTCATCATTACATTCTTGACAAATACCATTGCTAAGAATATGTACTCTCATTTCTCCAGCTCTACATTTTTTACAACTACTCATCTTTTACCTCTTTTAGAAAACACTTGCATCCATCATGGTCAACACCTGTCCAGCCACAATAACAAGGTTCGCAATCTTCTATCATTTTCCTATCTCCTGCTCTTTTTCATAATCAGTTAGACTATCCCACCAATCCCAAAACTCCTTATCTTTACTGTCTCTTTTACCATTGCCATGATGTCCATACTTAGCATTACTAATATGAATTGTGTAATTTTTATGATCTCCACTCATGGAACTCGCATTAATACTGTTCTCTGATTTGGATGCAGCAAAGAATTACCTCTTAAAGTAAATCCATACGTAGACCCAACTAATTGTTGTAATTCAATCAACTCATTCATTAACAAACCTTTTGCAGGAATCTTACTATCTAATTCTCTATGTGCATCACAAGTCCTAGCTCCTGATGCAACAACTAAAGTATAACGAAATGGTTTCTTTCTTTTCTTCTCTTGCTTTTGATAAGATGCTAACCTGCCTTCATTAGTTACATTAATAATTTCAGTTCTTGCAATCCTGGTTAATTTGTAAGTTTCTGTGTTTATTACCTTCTGCATTTGTGCAACTGTATTAGGAATACTACGGCCTTCTACTATTGCATTGTTGATCTCCGTATTTAATTTAGCACTAAGAATTGTAGACAACTCATTGTATGAATTTGTTTGCACTTTACCTGATTGTAAAGCCCGTATTGCATCTTCATCTGCTTGGTCAAAATCTATGTCTAACTTATCTGCTTTATATACTAAATCGGTTGTTTCTCCTTTTTTAGAGTCGTAACTCAGGGACTTTTTGTCATCTACTGCATTTATTTGACGTACTCTAGCCTTTGCCCAAGAGTATCCTGCATCGCCTCCCCAAAGTAAATGTGCAATATATCCTGCACTTGGATTGTGTTCGTTACCCCAATCTTCTCCTTGTCTATCTGATTGATGTCTATCAAAAAAAGCTTTCATTCTTTTACAAGTCTTAGGTGATAAATTAACTCTGTTCTTAATATCTCTAGCTCTTGCAACTCCTACTTCTGTTCCACCTCTGCCAAACTCTCTACGATATTCTAATCCTTTAGCTGCTTCTTTTGCCATTGCTGATGTTGGTTTAAAATTAATATGAGAATACTTATCTTGTTTTTCTAAAACTTTAACGTTATCTTCCTGAGCAGCAGATTTAAATCCGTGAACATACGCATCTCTCATTTCTTGATCCACTAATTGTTTAAGGTCTTTAGCTAAAGTAATCATTAACATTGGAACCATTTCATTTAACTCTGAAAATGACTGAGCAGACCGAAGTCTATTAACTTCTCTTTTTATCGTAATAGCAAGATTGCTATCTAACGCTGATACAAGTCTGCTTGTTCGTTTGGCTCCTCTTCCGCCTGAGACGTTGGCAAACTTGCGAAGTTTGTTTCTGGTAATACTAACTCTCCTTCTTCATCTAAATCTACTGTAATTCCTACAGCCTGGAATGATGCAATAACATTAGCTTTAGTTTGTAAATTTGCTAAATGTTGTTGTTCATTGCGTTCATCAATGTCATTGAATACTACAGTCCAATCTGTAATTTTTAATAATTTAATTAACGGATTAAAAAAACCTTCAACTAATATTTGTTGTGTTTCGCTAATTGTTCTGTCCATCATAGACAACTGTTCGCCTTCTGCATTTAACCCACCAACACCAGAAACATCGCCAACTGCCAACGGCATAACACCATAAGAAGCATTGATATCTTGGTTTATTTTATCCATGTAGGGGATCATGCCTGATTCATTCTGACTTGGCATAATAGATACAAACTTAGCACCAGACTGCCCCTCGCCTGAAGATATAATTGGAACAAAGTTAGGATTTCTCCTGGTTTCTTCAGCTATGTACTCTCCTAATCTATTAAGAGCAGTTTCATCTAAGTTAGGAATATCTAAGAAACCTTTAGGTGGTCTTTCTAATCGAAACAATTTGTTTTGGTATGCTTCAATTGCCAAAGCAGTTTCTATTTTTTTAGAAAGACCGATAATTGGTGATTCTCCATAAAGGCGAGCTGTAGAACTATATTTGTTAAAATGTATTATTTCATCTCTTGCAAAAGGAATGTCTCCTTCAGGGTCTTCAAATGTATAAGCAATAAATTCTAATTTAGTTCCACATTCAGAACAAGCAGTTCCATTCATTGTTTTTCTACAAGTTGGACAAAAGCTGTTTTCAGTTTGAAACTTACCATATCTATCTGTGTTAAATCTCATGTACTTAGAATCTTCAACCCAAAGTTGTGAAACTTGTTTTCCTAATATTTGTCCATTTTCATCTTTAACATAATCATAAACTACCGAAACCCAAGCATCATCAAAAACTTCAAGTTGTCTAATAAGAGCTTTACAAAACTCTTCTCCCGTCAAATCGCTGTCACCATTTGTAGGATTTGTTAATAATCTTTCAAGAACTTTTTGTTGGTCGTCACTTGGAGTTTCTACTAATTGTTCTAATCTATATCCTTTAGCAACTGTTTGTGATGCAATGCGATTTACAACTGTTTGTAAATGAGAATAATTAGTTGCTAAATCTTCTAAGTGATGTAAATTATATGGGGGATCGATGCGCATTGGCCCTGTGCTTCCCATCGCTGGAGCCATGTCGTAAACAGGAGTTCTAGCTTCTTTTTGAATCCCGTTCATATTGCCGTCTAAATATGCTTGAACACGACTTTTTTTTGGCTTGCTTCTAAATCTGTCAAAGAATCCCATACTACCAGTCTGGGTCAGACCTCTTTGCTCTAATAAGCCTTTCTCTATTATCGGCTTGATATATGTAACTTTTAATCGCAGGCTCTAAGAATTTAGCGACAGTGACTCCGTGCGTTTTAGCTAATACTTTAACATCTTCTCGAACTCGGTTGTCAATGCCTTTCAATTCTAATCGAGCCATTAAGACGACAGACCTCGAATGATTCGTATAGCAACTTGAGCCTTGCCAAAAGAGTGAAAATTGGTGTTAAGGCCTGTCATCGGTATTGCTAATGCCCAATGCCCTTTATATATTTTGTTTAACCCACTAACCATTTCTGTTTTTTTACAATAGATCATTTTGGCTAAAGAAAACCATTTGCGTTTTTTTACAGTAGATCATTTTAACTAAACTAAGCTATTTTTAATTTTTTACGCCAGATCAAGCCTTTTTGTGCGGGGATTTGTGGTTTTTTACGCCAGATCATTTTGGCTAAAGAAATCATTTCTGTTTTTTTACAGTAGATCATTTTGGCTAAAGAAAACCATTTGCGTTTTTTTACAGTAGATCATTTTGACTAAACTAATCTGCTAAACCGTAATCACTGTAATCATCTTGTAGCTTTTCTCTTTTATCTCGAATTGCTTTAGATGGCCTAAACTCTTTGTATTTATTTTGAACTTTTCTTCTAGCTCTCTGTATTGTTTCTGTATTAGGCGCATAATGCAACAAATCATATAAATCGGATAAGAACTTCTCATTCTCACATTGCTTTCCACTGTTGCTTGTTGCTAAATAATATTCTCTTAAAATTAAATATTCCAAGTAAGTCGTACTATCTCTACAAACTATGTTATCTTTAAGATGTTTGCGAACTACTTCTTCAGTTGTATCTAATTTTTTAAATGCGTCATATGCCATTTTATATCCTCCTTTATTTGGTTAGTCCATGCTTGAGTCAATTCTACTGATTTTAATTTTTGCATATTTTCTACTCCGTTTTTATGATAGACTTTAGTCAAACATCCCCTTCAATACCCAAGTCTTAAAATCTCTTTTGCTTGTTAAATATTCTCTCATTACAGATACTTCTTCTTCAATCTTCTTTACTCTATCATAATATAAATCAGATAATCTTGAAAAGTCGGATCTAAGAAGATGGATTCTTTGCCTTAACCATTCTTTCTCTTCTTCATGCTGGTCTTTCATTTCCTGTATCTCCGCTACAAGCTTAGCTATGGTTGATGCCATTTATTTCACTTCCAAATTTATTAATTTATATCCTGTCCATTTTATCAAATCAGGGTCAGATTCAGAAGCTTTTACTGCGTATTCATCTTTAATTCTAACCCAGCCATAATTATCTTCACCTATAAAGTTTTTAGAATAATCAGAATCAATCTTTACGATTCCCTTTTGTGATAAGGTGCTTAGCAAGGCCCTTACTTGGGACATTGGTAAACTGAAGTTGTTTTGATAAGTGGGGCCTTGTAATCCATGCCCATCTGTGCTCATATCGCAATTTGCGATGTCGTCTAATACTTGCTTTTCCATTTCGGTTATTTTGGTTGTCATTTTTGTTTCCTACCCTTTGTGGGTATTGTAGACATTCAGTAGGGTTATATAAGCTTTACTATACAACATTACCCACGATTTCCTACCATCTCCCCCATTAATGGAGTATATATCCTGTCCATCTTACACTTATAACAATCTACCATTGGCCTTCCTTCTTTCTTCTTACTAAAAATAAAATGATCTT